CCATGGACGTCAACGGCGTTACGCTGCCCCCGATGGTCGATATCCAAGCCGCTTATGTATCGCTCGAGAAGCCAGACGGCAAAGTCTCTCGCGTAAACATACTCAAGGTACTGAGTGAATCTCAGCGAATCTTGCTCGAGGATCAGATCATCGATGAATTTACCGTAGAAGACGACGGAGACTTCGAATGAGCCAGGTATTCCCCGATCGGGTAGTGAACGACGAAGGTGATGCTCGGATCCGAGGGGGTCTCACGCTACGCGACTACTTCGCGGCACAGGCGCTCTTAGGGCTGTTGGCCTCTTCTCGCGGGATGTACTCCGCGAAAGTGCTTGCCGATGAAGCCTACGAGATGGCCGATACAATGCTCGAGGCCCGCGACCAATGACCGTGCCCAAGATCCGCCGCTGCGCCGAATGCAAACAAGTCTTTGCCACGCCCGAAAGTTTCCGCAGCCATAAGCGCGTTGACGGGGCTTGCCGCTCAATCGAGGCGCTTCATGCGGTAGGCTTTCGACAGACGCCGCAAGGGTGGAAAATAACGCCGCCCGACCGGAAGTCCAAAAGATGAAGAAGCGAAAAGTTACCGATCGACTATCGGGGGTTAACATGAGCCGCAAAGCCGTACTCGAACGCACACTCGGCAAGAAAGCCGCCAAGCGCTTCCTCGACAAACAACCCAAACCAGAGTCCATCACCCTGGAACTCCCCACCGACCTTCTCGATCAGATCGTCGTCGCGGAACTCGTCAGGATGCACGAATCGCTGACCACGGACCTCGCCGCCCGCAAGAAGGGCAACGGCACGGCGATCTTCGAGCTCGACAAGGAACTCGACATCAAGACCCTGGAAGGCCATTTGTTCTGCTTTGAAACAGTCTTAAAGTATTACGGCGCGTCGTTGAAATAGCACGGATCTTCCGTACACTGGCGGCCTATGAAGGTCGTCTGTGAAAAGGTCGATCCTTCGAACCCGGAAGTCGAAGAGACACTCATCGAGCTGCAACGGGCTTGTCTGCCGCACGATGCTTTGTACTTCCCGGAAGAGGGGGTCTGGTGGATCGCTTACCACCGCCGCACGCCGGTCGCGTTCGCGTGTCTGTCTCCTTCCCAACAAATCCCCGATGGGGTCTACCTCGGCCGCTGCGGCGTTACGCCACTTGCTCGAGGGGGCGGCATCCAACGCCGTCTGATCCGCGCGCGGCTGCTCTGGGCTAAGCGGCAGGGGTATAACTGGGCTGTTTCAGACACCACGGATAACGTCTCAAGCGCCAATAACCTCATCACCTGTGGCTTTCGGCTCTACGAGCCCGCCATCCCCTACTCCTTCGCACGAGCCCTCTACTGGAAACGACGGCTCTAGTGCCGTTCAAGGACGCCAAGGTCCGAGCGGCACGCCAGCGCGAGTACTCGCGTCGCTGGTATTTGAAGAACGCCCAGCAAGTCATCAAACAAAGCGGCACCCGCCGCGCCTCGGTCAAGAAGGCGTGGCTCGACTACCGATCCAAACAGTCCTGTTCGCACTGCGGTTTTTCCCATCCCGCGGTGATCGACTTCCACCACGTGATCCGCCATAACAAGCGTTCCGTGAACGATCTCATCCTCAAGCAAAACAACCTCAAGGAGGCCATTAAGGAGGCGGAGGAGAAGTGCATCCCCCTCTGCGCCAATTGCCACCGGATCTTGCACTTCGAGGAAAGGCGGGTTATAAGGGTGAGGAGAAAGAAGAAAGCATGAAGGAGATCATCATGTCTGGATTAGGTTTAGTCTTGTTTTTTAGCCTAGTCATGGGTATAACTTGGTTTCTGCGCAATAGGCGCAGGCCCATCGACCCGCATGTTCCAAGACCCAATTGGAGATGCTCGAGGGGCGGAAGAGAATACTTTTAATCGTTAGAAAGCCTAGAAAGGAGATTGAAATGGAAAGTGATACAAAGTTCTTCGTCGCTATTTTTGGCGTACTTAGCTCTATTTTTCTCGGTATGTTCGGGTACCTCACGTACAGCTTGCATCTGAGAACGGAGTACATCAACGGCTCCTCCGACCCGATCGCCGCAGCCTGTGCCTACGACTCACAAGAGGCGGCTTTCCCGCCTTCTTGCGTCGCTCACCTCTATCAACAGAAGGAGACCCTCAATGCCCTCCAGTAAAAAACTCAAGAAGTCGGGCGCCGCTCAACGCGCCATCAACTGGTTCCACGACAGCCCTGGCGCCAAGGTCAGCGGGGTCGCCAAGCGTTTCGGGATCTCCATCCCCTACGCCTACAAGCTTCGCGAGAAGGCCGCAGGGAACGCTGAAGTCGCCGCGCCCACGTGGCGTGAGCAGATGGATAAGCCACTTCTCACTAACGACGAAGTGGATACGCTGTTCGGGGATCGAGACTCACGGACCACGGGCCTCGATGGCATCCTCGACACCCGCGCGAGTGACTACGGCACGTTCGCGGACAACGCCCGGCTTGCCCAGGCATTGAAGCGCGCCATGGCCGAGCATGCCGAAGATCACGGCCGCACGTTCACCGACGACCAATGGGAAGCCCTCGAGATGATCGCGACCAAGATGTCCCGCATCGTCAACGGCAACCCCAACAAGGCCGATTCGTGGGACGACATCGCCGGCTACGCCAAGCTTGTATCCGATAGGATACGGGGGATTGTCCGATGAACACCGAAGAGTTCTTCGACACCATCCGTGCGAGGGGAGAAAGCAAATGACATCTGTGCATCAGAAGAAAGAACTAGGCCGTTGGCTACTGCCGGGCGCGGAGGGTGTCCAGCAGTTTGGAGTAACCCGCAAACCCCACGCATTTCACCGTGCCATGATGCGGATATGTTTTGGCTGGCAGTGGATGGACAAGGAACTGACTTGTGACTACTGCAACCTTTACCCAAGGCTGCGTAGGAAAACACACTGCGCAGAGTGCGCCCGTTCACTGGAAGGCGGCGAGTTATATAACGTGATCAAACTTGCCGAGAAAGCCGGGATCGTATTCAGAATGGGCAGCACGGAAATCACCGTGCAAAAATTGGAGAAGTTTTTCGCTCTCGCACAGGGGATCAAGAAGACATGAACCGCAAAGACACACTCCTCGCCCTCCACGAGGCCAACATGGCGCTCCAAGGGCTCACGCTCGAGCTCACAGGGGGCTATAACCACGAGCCACGGACCAAGGCCCTGCGTCCTCTGGTCGAGGACGCCCTCGCCGCTGAGAGCATGGTACGCGCCATCCTGAACCAAGAAGGCTACTACGAGAGGGAGACCGCAACATGCTAGTCCCTGCGATCAACTCGACCGACGACCCGCCCATCCCGATCCACGACCTCCAGCTCCGGGAGTATGTCTTCGCCCTGCGCCGACGCATCGAAGTCCAAAACGTCCTCCTCGAGTCCCTCGCAGAGGAAGTCAAAGGGCTCAAACAGGAACGCGACGGGCTCACCACGCATATCGAGCGGCTCTTGCTCGATTTGCATTGGTACGAGTCCGGGCGCAACATGAGGGAATGAACGACATGGACGACCTAAGCCTCGAGGAACCGGACCGCGCCCCACTCGTGCAGATGATCACCCTCACGATCAACGGCACACGCTACGGGCTCGTCGGGCCCGTGGTCGTCGTTCCTGGACTCGTCCCCGGCCCCCTCGAGGTCGATATCTCCGAAATCGAATTCGGCGAGATCATGACCGTCCGCACCGCGGCCCGTATGCTTGAAGGAGACTTCAAGAAGGCCATGGGCGCGGGGGTCCAGTAAGTTTGTCGCGGCGCTTTTCCAGCACTCCAACCCCTTTGCCGCGGACCCCGGGTCGATGAGGCCCGGGGGTTTTTACAAAGCAAAAGGCCCCGGGGATCACTCCCCGGGGCCCTCGTCTTACAAACCCAGCCGGTCTAAACCGTCCATCGAGAAGAGCGGATGAGGCTTACCGTCCCCAAACTCCTCCGATCGCGTCCGACTGTCCACGGCCCGCGCCTCTCGGAACGCTAACGCCAGCTTCCGAGTCTTGTCGAAGTCCGGGACCATCCCGTCGATCTCCTCCTTGGTTAAGAGTCGAGCGAGCGGGGTCAAGTCCCCATCCTCCTCCTGCAACGCTACGACCACCGAGGGCCGTGGCTCACGGACCAGGACTACCGTCAAACGAGCGTCGTTGGCGCTCAACATGACGAACTTCTCAAAGAGCTTCTGGGCTACAGTCACTTGATCAGCCATGTGGCTTTCTCCTTTCTGGTTGTTAAAGAACGCCGGCACCGTGAAGGGCCGACAACATATTATCTCATAGACTAGTCAATGAGTCAACTAAATTAACTTGTTAAGAATCAAGGAGTTAAGTTGTTGGGTTTTGGGGAGGGGTGTGGTTTTGATGCAACATGGATCACGGACCACGGGGCAGCAAATGACCGGCTGATGGCCAAAAAGCGCCAAAAACGCACAGTAGTAGGACTCCAGAGGGGTCTACTATGTTTTTGTTTTTATTTTTTCAAAAAATGGCGTAATAGACGTAATGGTGTAAGAAGTGTTGTAGATCAGTGAGTTATAGCTACACGGTACATTACAGGGGGTCAATGGGTGTAATTTCTCTGGGGTGCGCGCGCGGGATGATTTTTTGAAAAAGAAAAATGTGTTGACCCTAAAAAAGTCTAACTAAAGTGGCTTCAAAGGCTGGACGGCAAGGAATTGTCAGCAGTAGACTTGCTGGTATGTTAAGAGTTGATTCGGGCATCCCTATCCCCGCCGAAGCCCAGCGGGAGAAGTACCCCTTCCCTGTGATGGCCGTGGGGGACAGTTTCCTGTTGGCCGATGCCGAGTCGGCGAAGAACGCCCGTAGTGCTGCTTGGATGTACTCCAAGCGCCACGGGACGAAGTTCTCGTGTCGGAAGGTTGAGGACGGTTGGCGGGTCTGGAGAGTCGCATGAAGATGCGGACCAAGGCCGACCAGGAATTCAGCAAGAAGGTTGGTAGGGGAATCAGCACCCCGACCTTGGAAAGGTTGGCGCGGCCCGTGAAGCCACACAAGAACCGTGAGTTGACGACGCAGGAGTGGAAGTTCGTCAACGAGTTCGTCGCGGGGGACGGGCACGTTACGCTCAAAGAGGCCGTGGTCCGTGCGGGGTGGCCCGAGAAGAACGCCAAGCGCAAGGCCGAGGACTTAACCAACCCCGACATCAACCCGCACATTGTCGCGGCGATTCAGAAAGCCCGGGCAGAGATGGCCGAGAAGTACGGCACGACCTACGAGCGGCACATGAGAGACCTACAGGTCATTCGTGACCAGGCTTTGGCCGCAGGAGCCTACGGTGCGGCGGTGCAGGCCGAGTACCGTCGAGGGCAGGCCCTCGGCACGATCTACATCGACCGTAAGGAGATTCGGCACGGCACGATCGACTCCATGAGCAAGGAGGAGGTCATGCGCAAACTCGAGGAGATCAAAAAGCTCTACGGCAACGGCAGCCCGATCATCGACGTAACGCCGCAGCAGGTAGAGGAGAGCCTTGAGGAGCCGATCCAGTTAGAGCACGACGAACCCGAGGAGGAAGAGGATGCCGTCGAAGCCCGAGACGAGCCTGTATCAAAGGCTAAAGGAAAACCTCCCAAACTGCCTTATTACCCGGATTGAGTCGCGAGTCGGGCTAGGTATCCCAGACTGTTTCATCGCGTTCAAGCAAACGGGTGAGTTTGTCCCGGTTGAGCTCAAGGTGGTGAAGAAGGGCCGCAAGGTCAATCTGTCGCCGCATCAGATTGCCTTCCATGCGCGCCACGCAGAGCTCGGGGTGCGGACGTTCGTCTTGGTGTTGTACGTCCCACCTGGGAAGGTCGCATCGAAAGAGGGAAAGCTATTACTGTATTCGGGCGCACAGATTTTTGAATTAGTGAAGTCGGGCGTGGATACTGATCCTGTTGCAAGTTATCACTACGGTGCGGTTCCGTGGAATATGTTGATGTTCACACTTGCGGAGGCGTGAGCCTTTGGTATAGATTCGGTCGGCTGATATGTTTCAGCGTAGAAAGTCAGAAAGGAGACTATCGTGAATAGAAAGCAACTTGCCGCTTTGGAGACCATCTACAACTTCATTCTCTATCTTTCGTCTAACGAGACAGAGCGGGATCGTTTGTATGAAATCGCGTTGGCCTACGTCGAGCAGGACCACACACTTGCCGATAGTGCGGCAGCTACCGAAGAGC